CAACGGCCTGTACGAGCAGTCAGGCACGTTGCTCAACTCCATCGGGATGAAGAGCTCTGGACCCACCCGCTTCGCCAAGTCCGACAACCCTGACCATGTGCCCAACCTGGGTGTCGACGCCAGCTTGAACGGTACCGATTTTTCCTGGAGCAATGTGAGGTGAGATATGCCAGGTGGTAAGAGTCCCGGACCCTCAGTGAAGAAGCCCGATTCCTACGAGGCACTTAAGGAGAAGGGATTCAGTAAATCCAAGGCGGCTGCTATTTCCAACGCCCAGGCCCAGGGCAAGGGCAGGCGACACGAAATGGGGGAAAAAGCCGCTGCTACACGGGAGTCCGGTCGTAAGCCCATGAGCAAGACCGGCGAAGCCAAGCCCACCAACAACCCACGCAACAAGAAGGAGAACCGTGGCTGAGAAAAAGAAGGAGCCGTTCGGTGGGAAGCAGGCTGCACCCTTCGGATCCAAGAAGGAAGACGACAAGGAGAAGAAGGCCCCGGCGAAGAAGGCCGCAGCCAAGAAGAAGTGACCTGCTCCAAGTGCGGACACTCCCTGGAGGAGCACGGCACTCGTTCTGGATACTGCCACGCCAAGGTGGGGAGCCTGGAGTGCAAGTGCTCCAGCTTCGCCAACAACCCCCCCATCAAGAACCCCGAGCAGTTTCAGGATTTCCAAGATGCGCTATAACGACATCCGGGCCAGTCGGGTGATCGCTCCCAAGTACCGCACCACCCTGGACGGCCAGCGCATCGTCTCCACCACCAAGTCGAAGAAGGGTGGCCCCTGCGCCTGGTGCCGCAGCTACATCCCTCCAGGGGGGACCGTCCACAAGATCGATGTGGGGCGGCGGGGCCCGCAGACCACCATGGGCAACGGCCAGGGTGACTGGATATGCGACGTATGTGCCTTCGGTAAGAAGATCCAATTGAAGCGAATAGGAGCCCGTAATGCCACCGGCCAGGAAGGCAGTAGCCGCCATCGAGACAGTGATGGCCGAATGCAACAAGGAGTTCGGAGCCGGGACGGTGGTGTGGGGGAATCAGATCCGATACGACGAGGTGCCACGCATCTCGTCCGGGTCGCTGGCCCTTGACACTGCCCTGGGGGGCGGCTGGACCGTCAACGCATGGCACGAGATCTATGGCGATGAGAGCTCAGGCAAGACCACCATCATCCTGAAGACCATCGCCACCCAGCAGGCTCTCGATCCCAACTGGACGGTGTTTTGGGTCGCCGCCGAGGAGTTCGTGCCGTCCTGGAGCCGTGACCTGGGCTGCGACAACAGCCGCATCAGCGTCATGCAGACCAACGTGCTGGAGGAGGCCACGAATGCCGTCATCCGGGTACTAGAGGGCCGGGTGGCTGACGCCGTGGTCATTGACTCCATCCCTGCCTTATCACCGATCAGTGAGGCTGAGGGGACCATGGACGACCAGCAGGTTGGGCTCCAGGCCCGCCTCCTGGGCAAGTTCTTCCGCAAGTGCCACACCGCTATGAAGCGCTCCATCACCGAGGTGGACAGGCCCGTGACCTGCTTCGCTGTCAACCAGTGGCGGGAGCGGGTGGGCATCCCCTTCGGTGACCCCCGCACCACACCGGGGGGCAGGGCTAAGAACTACTGGTACACCACGAGAGTCGAGCTCAAGCGGGACGACTGGATCACCGAGGGCGAGCGGCGCAACCAGCGCAAGGTCGGGATCAGCATCAAGTGCCTGACCAAGAAGAACAAGAGCTACCCGCCAGAGCGGGTTGCCAACTTCGACTTCCTCTTCGACCACAACGAGCTACAGATCCCTCCAGGCAGCTATGACACCGCAAAAGAGTTGGTCACGCTCGCCGTGTACTTCGACATCTTCACCATGAAGGGGGCCTATTACCACTTCGGGGACCAGTCCTGGCATGGCCGTAGCTCTCTGGAGGAACAGGTCCGATGGGACTTGACACTACAGCAGAGTCTGCGTGATGCTGTGATGGAGTTTGCAGCGAAGGGTAGACGGCCAGAGGACTCCTCTGACACGCCTAGCCGTCGCCTGGTGAGGCGCAAGAAGTGAACAGCATCCGGCGTCGCCTCAAGCAGTCGGGGCGGCAAGAGCAACAGGGGATGACCAGGTTTGGAGGGGTTCGGAACCCAAGGTCAGGCGCACGTTGGGACCGGAAGAACGACGGTAGAACCCGCTCCGAGCTCGTGGAATTCAAGCGGACTTCCAAGCGCAGCATTACCCTCAAATACGACGACCTCGTCAGCCTCCGTTACCATGCAATGGTCGAGTCTCGCCGTCCAATTCTCGACTTTGAGCTTGGTGGAGACAGCTTTGTCGTCCTCTCCGAGCGTGACTACCTGGAACTGGTTGAGCTACGACCCCAACCTGGTGCTGACAGCCATAACGGAGCGGCAACAGGCACCGGAGTGGATGAACCGGGCCAAGTGTATGAGCCTGTGCGCCAGTGGATCCACGAACCTGTTCTTCGCAGACCACCAGCACAACGGCCAAGTCAACGAGGCCAAGAGCGTGTGCTGGGGAACCCACCCGGACCACCCCGGTCAGTGCCCGGTCCTGAACGAATGTCTCGACTACGCCCTCGCCAACGGGGAGAAGTGGGGCGTATGGGGGGGACGATCCGAAAGGGAACGCCGCAAGCTGAAGCGGCAAGAACGGCAACGGACTCGTGACGAAGCTATTGCGGCTGGGAAAATCATCTCCCTCATCCGCCCGTCACAGAGTGATCGACAAAAATCTGCGGCAGTTATTGGAAACGACCAAGCGGGAAACCCGACTCCTTGGCGACGTTCAGCGGAACTTATTGGGGCGTGGCATGAGCGTCGAGCAGGAGCAGCGGGACGACGCTCTGCACCCCTCCGAAATCTCGCATAACGACTGGTGCCCACGAGCCAGCTACCACCGGGTGGCGGGCCACCTCCCCAACCAGGAAGCTGCACTGCCCCACTGGCAGATGCAGATGATCTGGGACGAGGGCCACGAGATCCACCACAAGTGGCAAGGCCGTATATGGGATCTCGGTCGACTCCGGGGCACGTTCTACTGCGTCCGCTGCCAGCACGCCTGGACCGATACCGCACCTGGGTACTGCGACCGCTGCGGAGCGGGCCGGGTCTTCCTGCAATACCATGAGGTGCCGCTGTACCGACCGGCGTTGCGCCTGGTAGGACACGCCGATGGGCTCGACGGCGAGGATGCCCTCATCGAGATCAAGAGCATCGGGATCAACACCCTGCGCTTTGAGGTGCCCGATCTGCTCAAGCAGCACACCTACCGCTTCACCCTGAATGGGAGCTCCAGGGAGTTCATCGACCTGGATGCTCTGTGGAAATCCATCCGGGTACCGTTCCCGTCTCACATACGACAAGCGCACCTCTACACTTACATGGGGGCACCTACAGACGAGATCTTCCTGTATGAGTGCAAGTGGAATCAGCGTGTCAAAGAGCTCGTGGTCAAGTACCGGGAGGAGCGCATAGCTGACCGGCTGGACTGGTGCAGCCAGATTGTCATGGCGCTCAATGGCGGCAAGATTCCTGCCTGCCCCTTCGGGGGGTGCGCCGATTGTCAACGATACGAGGAGCCGAATGACCGACCCCAGCGACGACTCATCCGAACCAAGAAGGTTGCGGCGGAAGCCACCCCTGGATCTCCACGAGACGCTCACCAAAATGGTGGGGGGCTACCGCCGAGACGTTTACAAAGACCTAGCAGTCGAGGAGCTCGACAGCCCTGACTTCAAGCTGCCCAAGCTGGAGCCCAACCTGGACGATCTCACTGACCAACAACTCATGGCCCTGTTCGTGCAGTTGACCCGGTGGGCCGATTTCTTCCAGTACCAGTTGACCATCGAGGAGATCTACGAGCGCCTGGCTGACGGCGAGGTCAAGAAGCTGGAAGGCCTCTACATGACCGCCAATCGCCCCGAGAGGGCTTCGGAGGCAGTCACCTGGGTACGAGCCCAGATGGAGACAGATAGCGCCATACAGCGAGCTAGAGACGTTCTCAAGCTGTACTACGCCAGGCGCAAGCTGAAGGGCATGCTCTTTGAGTCAGCCGAGCGGGACGCTGCGGTGGTGTCGAGGGAGCTCACCCGGCGCACCGACGCCAAGTCACCGGGATACCGACGAGCAGACAGAGGAGCACCATGACCCCGACCGAGATGGATGACATCAACTGGTGCTTCCTGCACTTCTACTTCATGGACAAGGCGAACGCATGTATGCACTGCTCGCCGGTCAAGTTCAGCCCCATCACCTTCCGCCTGGCGGGCAACCTGCGTGACAACTGGCCCAAGGACGAGGACATCACCCAGGAGCTCGCAGAGGTGCTGAACCACCGGGGCCGGTACGCACTGGATGAGGGCCGATGAAAGGAGCACCGTGATCAAGTGTGTGGGTAAGACCAAAAAAGGGGCATGCACCAACAAGGCCATGTACGTCGTCGGGAACGAAGAGGTGTGCTTCATCCACCTCCAGACCTCGCTGAAGGAGCAGCTAGGGACCGACACAGGTATCGGAGCCAAAGCAGTGATGGTGCGCCTGGCTAGCCATGATGAACTTTGAGGAGTGGCTGACAGCAGGCATCAAATACGGGTACTGCTCCGAGCCGGTCTGCAACACCCACGACGGCCTACCCTCCACCCCCGAGGAAGAGGAGGAGTGGGAGCAGGGGCTCGATCCCTGCGTGCCCGCAGTGAGGCTGTGGAATGTCTGACGCTACTGGCCCCGAAAGGGTGAGTGTCAGGGGGGGCGGGGGTGCCAGTTATCCCGCCCCTGACCTGGTGAACCATCCTCCGCATTATGGGAGTCACCCCAGCGGGGTGGAATGCATCGTCATCACCGAGCACTACAACTTCAACGTGGGTAACGCCATCAAGTACCTGTGGCGAGCGGGACTCAAGGACGGCACCGACCCCGTGGAAGACTTGCGGAAAGCAGCCTGGTATGTGAACCGGGAGATCGAGAGGCTCAGTCATGAGTCGCAGTCAGACCTTCAACGACGCTCTGGAAACGGCCCGAGAGGGAGTGATGCGGCGGCTGACCCGACACGATCCTGAGGGAGTGGCCCGGATGCACCCCTCACGGGTGGAGGCGATTGTGCAGGCTCATGCCGAGCAGCTTCACGGGGCCATGCAGCTACAGGACTGGAAGAAGGAGAGGGGGCTAGCCCCGGTTTGACCGACATCTACATTGGCATCGATCCCGGTTCCAAGAACTGTGCCCTAGTAGCCTGGAGCCCCACACGAGGGCTCATAACCACCTGGAAGCCCACAGGGACCATGCCCACCGGGGTCATGCGGCTGCGGCGGCTCATGGTGGACATCGATCACGAGCTCTTCAAGCTGCGGGAAGACGGCGAGATCGGCAAAGTCGCCATGGAGGCCTACTCCATGGCCGAGAAGTTCGGCCAGCATGCTTCTGGGGAGGTGGGAGCCGCCATCAAGCTGACAGTTTTGGCCTTCTTCGGAGCCACCGACCCCCGTGGGTTCCCCGTCCTGGTGGCCCCCCAGCAACTGAAGAAGTTCGCCGCTGGGAATGGTAACTGCCGCAAGGACATGATCCCCAAGGAGGTGTTTAAACGGTGGGGGGTGGACTTTAACGACCCGAATTTGGCCGAGGCCTACGTCCTGGCTCGCATCGCCTATGCCTGGGATGTGGAGCCCGAGATGACCAAGTTCCAGGCTGATGTGGTCAAGGCTCTGGAGGGCCGCACCGAGTGGAGCCCAGCCCAGATGGGACGCCGCCTGGTCAGGGTGGGGAAGTAGGCCCGCCCTAGCATTGGGCCATGCCAGATCAACGTCGGGTGGGTCATGCGATACGCCGTCGCATGGGAGCCGCCCCTAGCCATCTCGGTATGGCTCAAGAGGGTATTTGGCACCCTCCGACCGGAGGGCTGCCTCAAGCCGAGAGCACTGCCGGTCAGACCACAGACATCTCATATGCAGGAGGCAGGTACTTGGGCACCAAGGGTCACATCAAGGGAGTGCCGGATGTCTACCCCACCGGCACCGGCAGCACGGGTATGGGTGGTGGGCCCCCGCTCGCCAGCGACAACGCTGCCTTCGCAGCCGGGGTCAGCGCTGGCGTCGATGCCGAGCCCCATCCATCCCGCAGTCGTCTCTCAGCCGGTGAGTCCGCAGGAGCTCGACTCACCGTGTCGCCGTCCATGAAGGTACCGACCGAGTCACCGGTTCCGACCCAAGGAGGTGGGAGGGTGGTGCCCTCGACATCCTCCCGCCAGGGCTCCTTCGGCCAAGGTCAGTCTGAGCAATATGGCGGGTAACCGAGGGGTCTTCCAGGGGCCCGCTCCCGTCAGCACCGGCCAGGGCGGCTACGAGCAAGCTGACCAGCCACAGGCCAGCAAGGAGCCCCATGGGCCCACCTATGACATGGTGACCAGCCGGAAGGCTCCCACCCTGGCTGCTGATCCCCAGGATCCTCACTTCACGGGGCAGTTGCTGCCCGTAGCCCACTCCCGCTCAGAAGAGGTTCGGTCCTTCTTCGACGCCACGAGCATTACTGGCTAACCATGACCGAAGCGGAGCGCTTTTGGTCGAAGGTAGACAAGCGTGGCCGTTGCTGGATCTGGACCGCTTCCAAGGACAAGAAGGGCTATGGATTTTTCGGCCTGACCAGGAGCGAGGGTAAGAGCAGGGTGGTGCGTGCCCACAGATGGGCCTGGGAGCAGGAGAAAGGTCCGGTGCCTGAGGGACTGGTACTAGATCACTGGTTCTGCGACAACCCGTCCTGCGTCAACCCGGCTCATATGGTACCCACTACCAGCCGGAACAACACCCTGCGCTCTACCAAGGCCAACGCTGCTGTCAACGCTAGGAAGACCCACTGCTCCAATTGTGGGCAAGAATATGACACCGTCTACATCGTGAGGGGACGACCGAAGAGGTACTGCTCCCCCTGTAATAAGGAGCGGAGCAGAGCATGGAAGGTGGCTCATGCCTAGGGGCGTCTTCACGCCATTTCAATTTCTGCCGCCATACAACTACGGGGCCCCCGGCAATGCCAATACTGCCGGGGGTGGTGGCGGGCTGGGGCCGTACTTTAGAGATGCGCTGGACGCCCGACGTAGTGCATACAATCGCACGCCTGAAGCTCAATGGCCCGATGGTTATTTGGGAACTATTAACTCCCGAAGAGGAGACCGGCTTCTTGATAATCTGAAGAACCGGCAGAACCAGCGCAGCTACCAGCGGGGCGTGCACAAGGGTGAGCGGATCGACCCTTCGGATTATTACTGGCCGGGTGAGCTCCAGCCCATGGATGGGATCCTGCG